CAATACCATTCGGCGAAGAACAATTTCTTTTAGATAAAAAGCCTTCGGATCTTGTGAGGCTATTTTGGTCAGGATCAGGAACACACGGAAGGGATATAGATATACTACGCAACCCAATGAAGCGAATTAACTTTCCTGTAAGAACAATAATAGCGGGGTATAATGAAGGCGAAAAGCATATCTGGGATGGTATGATAGCATCCTTTACGAATGGGCTTAAATTAAACCCAACGATATATAACTTTAACCACGTTACGGAATATATGGCTGCCTATTGTGATTCAGATATAAGCCTGATTCCTTTAGTTGACAATAAGTTTAATTCAATGAAATCTAATTTAAAAGTATTAGAAACGGCTTCAAAGAAAAACCCTGCTATTGTAAGCAATGTGCATCCTTACAGGGGATTTTATCCTGCTTGTCACGTCAATAGTCAAAAGGATTGGTATTATTGGATCAAACTATTAGTTAATGATAAGGACGCGAGAATTCATTACGGCGAAGCACTTTATGATTATTGCAATACTAACTTCAACTTGCACGTTGTAAATAAGAGCCGATTTGCTATTTATAATAAACTAATAGGAAATGCCGGTAATTAAATGCTCAAATGGAAAATATAGAATAGGGTCAGGTGCTTGCATCTTTGATACCGAAGAAAAGGCGCAAAGCGTATGGGCGGCAATCAGAGTTTCAATGGTGGATAGTTATAACGATTATCCAGAGGCGGCAAAGGCAAACGCACGCAGAGCATTAAATATTAAAAAAGCAAACGACAGAGGCTGCGGAACTTTAGTAGGTTGGGCAAGGGCTAATCAAATAGCTAAGGGCGAAAATATATCCAGAGAAACGATTGCAAGGATGTCAAGTTTTGAAAGACACAGGGAAAATAGTAAAGGAGATCCTAAGTTAGATTGCGGTGCTTTAATGTGGTTAGCTTGGGGTGGTGATGAAGGCGTAGCTTGGGCGCAGAGAAAACTTGCGGAAATAGATAAGCAAAAATATCCAAAATAAAAAACCACACTAAAATATATCTAAAGCATTTTGGTTACGGAGGAGAAGATTTTATGCCGTGCGAAGTATGTGGATCAAGGGCAGTAGATATTCACCATATACATAGAAGGGGAATGGGGGGAAATTCAGATGCAGATAAGATTGAAAATTTGATGGCGGTTTGTAGAAATTGCCATATTGAATATGGAGACAAGAAGCATTATATAGATTTTTTAATTGAAGAACATAAAAAAAAGTTAGATGGCAAAGGTTAAAAGTGATTCAAGAAAGGTTAACTTTGGTAAAAGGAAATGCGGACACGCTAAGAAATCCTTTAACAAACATAGCCCAAAACCAAAAGCATATAGAGGTCAGGGCAGATAAATAAAAACCTATGATAAAAAAAGTTAAGATTACGGAAGTAATATCTAACCCTAACAACCCCCGTTTAATTAAAGATGATAAGTTTAAAAAACTTGTAAAGTCAATACAGGACTTCCCAGATATGCTAAACGTCCGCCCTATCGTAGTTAATAAAGATATGATTGTACTTGGTGGAAATATGCGTTTAAAAGCAATTAAAGAAGCAGGGCATACAGAGGTCGCAATAAAAATAGTAGATTGGACAGAGGAACAACAAAAGGAATTTATTGTTAAAGATAACGTAGGCTATGGCGAATGGGATTGGGATGACCTTGCTAATAATTGGGATGCAGAAGAACTAACCGATTGGGGTTTAGATATACCAAACTTTGATGCAAACGTATTAGAGGCAGAAGAAGATGAATTTGCAGTTCCAGATGGCGGAACAGAAACGGATATTGTTTTAGGGGATTTGTTTGAGATAGGCGAACACAGATTACTTTGTGGGGATAGTACGGATAGCGACCAAGTGGCAAAGCTAATGAATGGGCAAAAGGCTGATATGATATTTAGCGACCCCCCTTATGGTATGTCTTATAAGGGTACAACTTTTGGGAAAGAAGGAATAGAAAATGATGGTGATGATGAATGGGAAAATGTACTTAAGGGTTCTTTCCAAAATATGATTTTATTTTCTAATAATTCTGTTTTTGCATTATGCTTTAGTCCTTCAAGATTAGATAGATTTTTTAAATGCACAGAAGGTATAAATTTTAAAAGAATATTAACAATATATAAACCCAACAGAATGGGTTATCCTTGGCAAAGTTGGATTTTAACAAGTGAAATTATAGCATTATTTGAAAATGGAAAACCTGAATATATAAAAGAAAATTATAAACACGATGTATATACTTTTGATTATTCAGAAAGACCTGATAAAGAAATAAACCATCCAACTGTAAAACCTTTAAGCATTGTTGGCGATGTAATAAGTAAAACAAAAGGTGAAAGTGTTTTAGATTTATTCTTAGGTAGTGGTACGACTATGGTAGCAACGCATCAACTTAAACGCAAATGCTATGGTATGGAACTTGATCCTAAATATTGCCAAGTAATTGTAGATAGGATGCAAAAACTTGATCCGACTTTAGAAGTAAAAAGAAACGGACAAGCGTATATAAAAACAGAACAATAACAGAATGAGCAAGGAACATTTAATACCATATAAGCCAGGTGAATCAGGCAACCCAAACGGACGTCCAAGAAAGTATGTTAGTCTACTCAAAGAGCAAGGGTATAAGCTAAGCGAAATAAACGACACAATCCAAGTGATGATGTCAATGGATATGGAGGAACTTAAAAAGGTTTGGGATAATCCAAAGGCTACAATATTAGAAAAGACTATTGCGGCTGCTATGCGTAAGTCATTAGAAAAAGGCAGCCTGTATTCTTTAGATACTTTATTGACCAGAGTTTATGGGAAGCCTAAAGAACAATATGATATTCAACAAGATACAAAGATTGAAGTTGTATTTGTTGAAGGCAAAACTATTTTATAGTGCGCATAGAATTACCAAACCCCCATATTAATCAAAAGAAAATATTAGAATGCGACAGGCGTTTTATTGTCGTAATGTGCGGAAGGCGTTTTGGTAAGTCGGAACTTTCACAGATAATGGGGATCAAGGCAGCAATTACAGGCGGGCAAGTTGCATATATAACCCCAACGTATAAATTAGCAAAGGCATTTTTTGAAAGGCTAACGGCAGCTATCCCATTTAAAAACAATATCAGCAATCTTAAAATCTATTGCCCTAACAACGGATCTATTGAATTTTTTACAGGCGAACGCTTAGATAATTTAAGAGGGCGAAAGTTTCATTTAGTAATTATAGACGAGGCGGCATTTATTCCTGACTTAGAAAACGGATGGCAAAATAGCATACGCCCAACCTTAACCGATTATGAAGGCAAGGCGGTTTTCCTATCCACGCCCAGAGGTAAGAATTTCTTTTACTCAATGTTTATGAAACAGGGCGAGAATGATTGGCGCAGTTTTAAATTCAGTACCTATGACAATCCCTATATTAATACAAGGGAAATAGACGAGGCAAGATTGCAGTTACCGGAAGTAGTATTTGAACAGGAATATCTTGCAAACCCCGCAGAGAATAGCGCTAATCCGTTTGGCAATGCCTTCATTCAAAGATGCATCAAACCAATATCAGCGCAGCAAATTGTAGCTTATGGGATTGACCTTGCTAAGTCAGTTGACTTCACCGTTATCGTAGGGCTTGACAATGGGGGTAACGTGGCTTATTTTGACCGCTTCCAGATGGATTGGCATAATACTAAGGCAAACATTAAAAGGCTTCCTATTGCGCCTATATTAGCAGATAGCACGGGTGTAGGTGATCCTATCCTTGAGGACTTGATAAGGGAGGGCGTAAATATTGAGGGCTTAAAGTTCACAAGTCAATCTAAGCAGCAACTTATGGAGGGATTAGCGCAGGCAATCCAACAGGGCAAGATAGGTTACCCAGAGGGGGTAATTGTTGACGAATTAGATGTATTTGAATATCAGTTCACGGCTAACGGGGTTCGCTATTCAGCGCCTTCAGGCTTCCACGACGATTGCGTTATGGCATTGGCTTTAGCGTGGCAAAATTTCAACCTTAAAAGGGGATCAGGGCGGTACGCCTTTGCCTAATTACATAACTCATTGATTTCTAAAGGCTTATAGATTTTAACATTTTTTTAAGAAAAAAGATGCCCTATATGTATATAATATGTATAAAAGGTGTATATTTGTATAACAAAACAAAAAAACAATTTTATGAAAAAGTCAATTAAAAAAGCAGTAGTAAGTATTAACAACGAACACTACAATTTACAATTAGGAAGAAAAGCTATTATTAAAAAAGATAGTTTTTATAATGGCGAAAGTCATTATGTAGGTATTTGGGAAGATGACAAAACTAAGTTTGAAGCGCCAAGTATTTTCTTTGAAGACTTAGAAGAATTTGCAAATGAAATGGAATTATTGCAAATCAAAACAAACGAGGATAATACAAAACTTTATACTTATATTTCTAAAGATTTACAAAGTAAAATAAGTTTTCAAATGCATCCAAAAAAGGCTTTTGCATTTGCTGTATTAGAAGCAATTAATATCCCTAAAAATATGATTAACGATATCTTGGATGGTTTTATTTTAAAAGGTATTAAGCAAAAGGAATATCAAGGTGGATTTAATGAAGCAATTATGACTATTGCATTTTAACTAATAAACCTAATACAATGAACAAATTAAAAACAAAACAAGACAAACTAAACGAGCAATACAAAGCGGAAAGCCTAAGCGGAAAATGGTTCTGGTATATAATGGGCGGTGCTTTATTATTAACGGCTTTAATAGAAAATTTATAACTATGCCTTATTCAACTTGCTGCGGCGCACATACCAACTTTGAGGAAATAGGGATTTGTCCTGAATGCTTAGACCATTGCGATTGGGAAGACGAGGACGAGGAAGACATTGAGGCTGATAAAGAAGCCGACAACCAAATTGCTCAAACCAAAATAAACCAATATGAAAAGTAATTACGAGTTAAAACAATCCCTTCTGGATAAATTAGAAATAGAAGGGCTTATTGAAAAAATACAAAGATTAGAAAAAACTATTGCTGAAAACGAGTTTGAATTAGCAAATATTCGTAAATTAGTAACCAAGCATTCTAACGATACAGAACTTGGAATGCTATTCAGAATAAAATACAGACTATGAACTATTGGCTAATACAGGCTATTGTTATTCAAATCAAAAGTAAAAAAAAATGATTACTAACTTTGAGGAAATTACAAAAGAGATGACAGAGGACGAAAAGAAACTTGTGCCTTTGATTATCAAAGGGTTAAGTACAAAGACTAAAAACAATCCTATTAAGGCTGCGGATATTGTAAACGCAATAAACGAAAACAAAAATAGGTATGGCATCAAGTTATTTAGCGAACCCAGATTAAGGAAAATAATTAACTTTATTCGGTCAGAGGGCATCCTGCCTGTAATGGGTACTTCAAACGGGTACTATATTACAAAGAATCGGGCAGAATTAGAAAGCCAGATTGAAAGCCTTACACAAAGAGCAGAGGCAATAATGACAAGCGCTAACGGATTAAAAAAATTTTTATGAAAGTATTGGAATTGTTTGCAGGCAGCCGTTCAATAGGCAAAGCATCTGAAATTTTAGGCTATCAAGTTTTTTCAAGTGATTTAATTAATTTTGAAAAGATTGATTATGTTACAAGTATTTTAGATTTTGATATAAATAAATTACCATATCAACCTGATATTATTTGGGCATCCCCGCCTTGTACCGCTTTTAGTGTTGCTGCAATCGGGAAAAATTGGACTAAAGATGGTGATAATTATATAGCCAAAAATCCCCGTGCAGACTTTGGTTTAGAATTAGTAAAAAAAACAATCCAAATAATTCAGGCTTTGAAACCTACTTATTTTTTCATAGAGAATCCAAGAGGTATGCTTCGCAAGATGCCTATAATGGCTAACTTAAACAGGCAAGGGGTAACCTATTGTCAATATGGAGATACAAGGATGAAGCCAACTGATATATGGACTAATAGCACAAAATGGATTCCAAGACCTATGTGTAAGAATGGAGATGATTGCCATATCGCAGCACCAAGAGGATCAAGAACAGGAACACAGGCTTTAAAAGGTTCTTATGAACGAAGTAAAATTCCAGAAGATTTATGTTTAGAAATTTTAAAATCGTGTAAATAAAACTATCTATGAAACAATTAATTGAACTTCGGGATTGGGTGGATCAGCAATGCAAAACAGGGCAACCTTTTAATTGCGCTGACGTATTAAATAAGATTGATGAAATCTTAGAAAAGGACACAGATATTGATGAAATATATTTAACTTCGTGCTATGAAATGGAATGAATTAACCCTTTGGCAGTACCAACAATTAATGCCAACCATAACTAATCCTGATAAGGATTGGACTGAATTAGACGCAGAAGTGCATAGGCTTTGTATTGTAACAGGGCTAACAGAACACCAAATTGATAGCCTTTCGCTTAACGCATTAAAGGAACTGCGTAAAGAATTAGAGTTTTTAAACGAATCTATTGAGGGTAAGCCCGTTGATTATATTGAGGTAAATAAAAAGCGTTACAGAATAAATTACAATATTAAGAATATGCCTGCGGCAAGGTATATAGAAAGCAAGGTATTTAGCAAAGATACTTTAGCAAACTTACATAAGATAGCCGCTTCAATGGTTAT